CGAAGATTTGTGCGTATGACATCCACCCAACTAGAAACGGAAGCCCCGTTGCAGGCCTGTTGTGAATCAACAGCAATCGTGTATGGTTTAATTTGTGTTTGGCTAACAGTTCAATTAATTGTGGCATTAGCAGACAGGGGTGCGCACACATGTCTCTCACCCAACCCAAGCGCCGGTTTCCGCCCATTGATCTTATCCAAGTGGTTCACCTCTACTTAAAGTTAGCGCCGCGATTCCCCTAAGGGCGCAAAGTCTTGGATCAATTTTCTCTGAGTCGGGCCTAGTGAGGGCTGACTAAAAACTCACAACAACATCGCTGCAATACATTGGAATGTCTTAACCGGCGAGCACCAATAACACACACTCTATTTGAAATGAAGGGCTTGCCATGTGTCTTCAAGCACACATGGTATACTAGCTTCAAAAGAGCTCGCAAGACTTAACAGACGAGGTCGACCACATACTGTTCTAGGATCCAAAGCAAAACAGTCCACGCGCGGGAAATGAAAAACACAAGATTCAAAGGTACGATAGCGGTATTTAATGTGCGTAAAGAACACTCCTGAGTCTTACATGTTTGTAACAAGTCACGGCCCGTTTTCCGTCATAAACTAATTCTCCGCAACAGCTGTTAACCGAATTGGTCAGCTATTCCAACCACTTAACCAGGTCTTCTACAAGCAAAATGCAGACGATACAGTTTGGTGAAACGGGGGGCTTCCCCTAATTGGATTTACAAATTACATGGTTGCACTAACAACCACTTAAGAATGGGCTCCCCCCATTTAATCATGGTATACCAATTTTCGACACCCTGTTCGCCCAACAAAAGCCTAGTTGACTATCACGTTAATGGCCAAAAGAACACAAATAACTACACACACTACACCATAAAATCGAGACATTTGGCATCTTCAGTACCGCACTCAACGGTTCTGCGTGCCGTATTGTAAACAACATCTTTGCTTTCGAACAACCTCTGCAACTCCGAAGAGTAGCCGAAAGCGAGTTCGAAGCTTTGTCGTGTCTCGGTGTCAGGTTCCACATAAGGTCTCTTATCAAAACCAGTTATCCCATAATGCATATAGTCTTGGTACAAGTCAAATTTGGGTAATTTAACACCCTCAAAGACATTGAAAAGCCTCTCGGCATATTTCCCGACCATAGGCACACCGTTGTTAAGAGATAATTCGCAAATGGCTAGGCCCTTGATGTATCTAGGTACAAACATCTCATGATGCAAATGTTTATAATTTGACGTCATAGAAGTTATAACCTTATCCACATCTCTTACCATAGTCCATTTTTG